ACGGCCCATATACTGAGGCGAAATACATTAAAAAGGCTTTGAATGGGCAAAAGAAAAGCCGCCCTCGCGACTGGCATCACGAAGAGCGGCAAACGAAAATATCCTAATCACATATTAAACCAAAACAGGAGGTTTGTCAAATGAGTTATGACGGCTTTGGCCCAAATCAGGGCATTCACGTAGAAAAAGACGACGCTTTAAGCTACGCGATGGACGCTTGCGGAATTGAACCTCAAAAAGGAAAAAAGATTGACCCGGAATTCGCTCAAATGTTAGAAGAATGGTTCTTTTCGGGAAACTGGATTTAAAAGGAGAAAACATCATGGATAAATTAATTCTTACTGTGCATAGATCATCCACCATTACCAGCAACCTGGTACGGCTTCCGGATGACGCTATAGAAATCGTGCGGCAGATCCAGCTTGAAAGCGGGCTGTCCGCCTCTAGTATTGTGGCGCAGATTTTACGCTGGGCGCAAAACAGAGTGGAAATAAAAGAAATCTGATAGAACGGAGCGGTAAATATGCGATTAACCCATTGGAAAAAGCTGTCCAACCCGAATTATCTCGGCGCATACAGCATTGAAGACAATAAGGACTTAATTTTGACCATCAGCAAGGTACAGCAGGAAACTGTCACCGGCCCGGACGGAAAAAAAGACGAGTGCATCGTCTGCTATTTTTCTGAATCAGAAAAACCGATGATTTTAAACAGCACAAACGCTAAACAGATTCAAAAGCTTTTAAACACTCCATACATAGAAAAATGGATTGGCCACAAAATTCAAATTGGAATCGAGAAGGTTCGGGCATTTGGAGATATTGTGGAAGCGCTTAGGGTGAGAAAGTTCCTTCCCAAAAATATTGAGATCAAATGTGAGCGCTGCGGAAACAATATCACAGCTTCCGGAAATATGAGCGCGGAGCAGGTAGCTGAGTACGCAAAGAAAAAGTTTGGAAAGAATCTGTGCGTTACCTGCGGTAAGGCGGCTGCGGCCGAAAACGGCCGTCAGAAAACGGAGGCGGAAAATGCTGAAGCTGACCAGTAAAAATTATTACAGTCAAGAAGCAAATCAGGCCTATTGGTCTGCCAGCTTTATCAAATCCATGATGGATTGTCCCGCCAGAACCATTGCTGAACTGGAAGGTAAATATTTCAGACCTGCAACTGTCTCTCTCTTAATAGGCTCTTATGTGGATTCCTATTTTGAGGGGACGCTGGAGCAATTCAAGGGAAACCACCCGGAACTGTTCAAACGTGACGGCACGTTAAAAGCCGAGTATTTAAGAGCCAATGACATGATACGGAGAGCAGAACAGGATCCGGTTTTTATGGAATACACGCGCGGAGAAAAGCAGGTTATCCTGACCGGAGAGATCGAGGGATTGCCCTTTAAAGCAAAGCTGGACATATACCAGCGTGGAAAGCGGATTGTAGATCTTAAAACTGTTAAAGACATGGAACCAATGTACCGGCCTGGGCAAGGAAAGCTTTCCTTCGCCGAATATTGGAACTGGCCTCTCCAAATGGCTGTTTACCAAGCAGTGGAAGGCCATAGGCTCCCATGTTATTTAGCTGTGATATCTAAAGAGGATCCGTCAAATATCGCTGTGATAGAAATCCCGCAGCACACACTGGACGCAGAAATGGAGGTATTAAAAGAACGCCTCCCCTATTTTGACGCTGTCAGAACAAAGGTTATTGAACCTCCAAGGTGTGAAAAATGCGATTACTGCCGTGCCACTAACCGACTTTCCGGGCCTGTCAGCCTGGACGATTTAATAGAATTTGAAGGAGGAGTAATATGAATAAAATTGTTATCTGCGGAAGATTGACAAAGGATCCCGAGCTTAGAACCACGAACAACGGCACTGAGGTATGCGGCTTCACTGTCGCGGTGGATCGCCGGATTAAGAAAAACAGTGAAAAGGAAACAGACTTTATCGACTGCACCGCCTGGGAAAAAACCGGAGTATTCGTTAATACATATTTTCATAAAGGCGACGGGATCACCGTTGAAGGAAGAATGGAATCGCGAAAATGGGTGGATAACGACGGAAAGAACCGGGTGGCCTGGGGCGTGACCTGCGATAACGTGGAGTTTTCTTTGGGCCGGAGCAAGCCTCAGGAAACCGGTACGGCCGCTGAAAACAGCGAAGCTCAGAAATCCTCAAAAAATTTTGTCGATATTGAGCCGCTGTCAGATGAAGATATGCCTTTTTAAGGGTGAGCGGTTATGATGATATGGATTGACAGCAGAGAAAAGGACCATGCCATTCAAAAAATACTGAATCATTTTCAATCAGTTCATACCAAATACTTTATCTCTAAGCTTCCGGTCGGTGATTACATGTCATTGGACAACCCCAGGCTTGTGATAGACCGAAAGCAAAACCTTTCCGAATTGTGCCAAAATGTCTGCCAGGATCACAAGCGATTCCGTTCTGAACTGGAACGGGCAAACGAATACGGAATCAAGCTGATTATTCTATGCGAACACGGCGGAGCGGTCAAAGAACTGAAAGACGTTATTCATTGGATCAACCCAAGACTAAGGCTGTCCCCTATGGCGATGTCCGGGGAACGGCTGTACAAGGTGCTTTCCGCTATGGGGGAAAAATACGGCGTCCGTTTTGAATTTTGCAAAAAGGCGGACACCGGCCGGAGGATACTGGAATTACTAGGCGGTGCCTATGAAAACCAATGAATTTGCGAATCAAATCAAGGACAGGGTAGACATTTCCCAAGCGCTTGAGCACTACGGGTTCGAACCGAATAAAAGTGGTTTTATCGTCTGCCCCTTTCATAAAGAGGATACGGCCAGCTTAAAGATATATCCGGCCACAAACACGTTTCATTGCTTTGGCTGCGGGGTTTCGGGAGACGTAATCAGCTTTGTTAGGAAATTTTATCACTTGGATTTTGGTCAGGCACTTATTCGCTTAGATGAAGATTTTCACTTGAATTTATTCAAAACAGCTCCCTCCCCATCGCAGAAAGCCCAGATACAGAAAGGCGCGTTAAAGCGTGCCGCAGAGCGGCGGGAGCGGTATTTTTTGGAATACTGGTATCAGGAGCTGTACCGTGCGGTAACCTTTAAATTCCGGCACCTCTGGCAGAACAGAAGCGACCCCCGTGTGATTGGAGAGATGGAGTATCTGGAATGGTGGCTGGACGAAAATATAACCTTTGATAAATGGGAGGCGAACGGAGGTTTTGAATCAAAATGAAACACTTTCTTCAGCAATACCGGTCTACACCCACGACGATTATTTAACCACCGCGCCTTATGAGTTCGCGTATCAATACATAGAGGACGGGTTCACGCTGGAACGGGTTCTGACCACCATGTCGGAACGGGCGAGGCAGGTAAAAATTACGGGCTTTCGCAAGCTGTTCGCGGAATATGTAAAAAAGAAAAAGGCCATCTCAAGGGCGATCCTGATCGATTCTGTGACACGCTTTGAAGGACAGCCTATCGAGTTATCCTGCGGAGACTGGAAAGCCGACGATTTTGGGATTTCCATCAGCACGGAATACGGAGAAAAAAGCGCGTGCAGCCACCCTCTGCTCCCTGTGACGCGGCTAGTCAATATCGACACCGGAGTGGAAAAACTTTGCCTAGCATACCGCAAAGGAAAGCAATGGAGATATATTACGGCAGATAAGAAAACCCTTGCCAGCAATAATTCGATTTTAGAGCTTGCAAATGTCGGCGTAGCGGTGACAAGTGAAAATTCGAAATATATGGTGCAGTATCTTCATGATGTCGAAACCTTAAACTATGATGAAATCCCAGAGAAAAACAGCGTTTCCCGGCTTGGCTGGATTGATAACGCCGGCTTTTCTCCTTATGTGGACGATCTGGTTTTTGACGGCGACTTGAATTTTAAGACTTTTTTTGAAAGCGTAAAGGAATCAGGATCTTATGAGAAATGGCTTGATTTAGCCCGTGAGGTTCGTTCTGGGAGCGTCGTCACCACCAGGATAATCCTAGCCGCCAGCTTTGCCAGCGTCCTTGTAAAGCCTTTGGGCGGGCTTCCATTCTTCGTACATCTTTGGGGCGGGACAGAATCAGGCAAAACAGTGGGGCTTTTGTTAGCGGCCAGCGTCTGGGCCAATCCGGAAATCGGACGGTTTATCCACACCTTCAACAGCACGGCAGTAGGACGGGAAAAATCAGCCGCTTTCGTTAATTCTATGCCTCTAATCCTGGACGAACTCCAAATTGTAAAGGACAAAAAGGAGTTTGACAAGGACATATATATGCTCTCTGAAGGCGCCGGGCGAACCCGGGGCAATAAAGGCGGCGGTGTGGATCAAACGCCCACTTGGGCTAATTGTATCTTGACCAGCGGAGAAATGCCAATTACCAGTTCAAGCTCTGGCGGAGGCGCGGTCAACCGAATTATTGAGGTAGAGTGCCAGGATAAGCTCTTTCCGGACCCGAGACGCGCGGCGGATACCGTTAAAAAAAATTACGGCTTCGCCGGTCCTGAATTTGTCTCCAGGTTTCAGGAATCAGGCCAAGCCGAGTATGCTCAGGAGTTATTCAAAAGGTTTTATTCCTCGCTAAGCGAAAATGATACCACCGAAAAACAGGCAATGTCAGCGGCTATGGTATTAACCGCCGACCAGCTTGCTACTGAATGGATTTTCCAAGATGGAAACTCGTTAACCGCGTTTGAAATCAGCGAATTTCTACAGACAAAATCAAGCGTTTCGATGAACGAGCGGGGATACGAATATCTTTGCGAATTTGTAGTCTCCAATAAAAACAGGTTTTGCGGGAAAAGCGATATACTTGATGTTTGGGGAGATCTTGAACATGGTCAGGCATATATCGTGCGGAATATCTTTAATAGGGTCTGCTTTGACGCTGGATATAATCCGCAAGCCTTATTAAGCTGGTTAAAACAAAACAATAAAATTGAGACAAATTCCAAGGGATTTACCAAAGCGAAACGAATCAATGGAGAGCCTTGCAACTGCGTTGTACTGCAACTTCCACAAGAAGAATGTGATGATTTTGGGCTGATTGACGATGATGTATAACTTTCTCTGTAAAGTGTGTAACTTTACACTCTCGAAAAATCCAGTATTCATGCGGGTGTGTAACTGTATAACTTGTGTAACCATTTTTAGGTACCCTCTAATAGACAAACAATTCAATTTGTATTAACGCTTTACTACGCTAATACAAACTCTCTCGCGCGTAGAGAAAAAAGTGATTTTTGGTTACACAGTTACACAAAGTCTTGGAAGCCGCATTTTCCCTAGCTTTTTTGCGTATAACCTTGGTTATACAAATTCACACAGGTTATACAAATGTAAAATCGCTTTGGCTTAATTGATGTTGATTAGAATTTTACTACAATTAGCAGGAGAAATCAAATGGATTTAAAATATCTGGAACAGTTAGCCTCAAAAAATGATCCTATGCCTAAATATTTAAATCAGCCTGAACAATTCTATTATCTTTCTATGCGCTCACTTTATAACGAGTATCGCAGAAGCTATATTTCAAAGGATCAGGCGTGTTCCGACAGAAAGCTCATTATCCAGAAATTTAATGAGAACGTTGAAAAACAAAATATTGCCTTAAAAGACCACCAATACATCGATCATATTCGTGTAGCGTTCGGCGGACAGTTCAAGGCTGTGAAAGAAAGCGGCTGCCCTGTGTGCAGGCGGCTCATTGAGATTTTGGACGGGAGGAATTCACCTCTCTAAATAAGAAAGGAGATTAGCAATGAAAGACTGTAAAAACTGTAAATATTTTTGTGGTTATGATTATAGCGATGGAACGCCAATCTGTGAACATAATGGAGGTTATGAAGCGTGCCCCTATAACGACACTGCCGATTTTAAACTTAATGAAGCAAAGCTGGAAGTCGATATGACTAACCTGTTCGAATATATTACCCATACCGTTAAGAACTCAGTGGAAATGGGTATATATAAAATGGTGCATGACGAGATAGTAAGCTTAGTTAAGGATACTTATAACAAAACTTTTGAAAAATACACCAAGGAAGAGGTTGAAAAACAAATTTCCAATTCGGTTAACGAATTCATGGAAGAGGCTGTAACTATTGGTGGAAATTGGGGAGAAGAACCAAAGAAACTTACTAGAAAGCAATACTTAAATGAATGCGTCAAGAACTCTTTAGAAGAAAAATTTGATATTGAACGCATGAGGACAACGATATTACAAACCGTTCAAAAAGAAGTAGAAAAAAAGGCAGATATTTTGAAACGCCAAGTAAATTCCGGAATTAAACAAACCTTTGATGATGTTATGGCTAAAACGCTGACGGATAATGTTGTTTCTATGCTTATGTGCAGCGATACTTATCAAAAGCTTAACGATTCCATGAAGCGTTTAATCCCTTGAATTCAACCCCGCCGCAAACAGGCGGGAAAAGGTAAGAGGAACCGATAGAAAATGAAAAAACACATTGAGAGAAAGAAAGAAAATCATACCAGCTTGACCCATTTTTCTTTGTTCTCTGGAATTGGAGGGCTTGATCTCGCAGCGGAAATGGCGGGGTTCAAAACTCTCGGGCAATGTGAGTTAGATGATTATGCCATAAAAATATTGGAAAAACATTGGCCCAATGTTCCAAAATGGAGGGATATAAGGAATGTTACAGGATTACAAGTGGCTAGAAAAATCAGTGAGGAGATCACCGTACTCTCTGGAGGATTCCCGTGCCAACCGCATAGCGTTGCGGGAAAACGTCTCGCGTCTAGTGATGAGCGTGATTTGTGGGGGGAATTCGCGAGAATCATTCGCGAAATTAAACCAAAGTGGATCGTGGCTGAAAACGTACCAGGGTTATTATCAAGTGAGCATGGAAGGTTTTTTGGACGAGTTCTGCGGGACCTGGCCCACATGGGGTATAATGCGGGCTGGGGAGTGTTTTCGGCATTCCAAGCCGGAATGGAGCACGAACGCAAAAGAATTTGTATTGTTGCCAACTCCAACAGCAACGGACGGAATGGCTTGGACAACAGTCGGGAAAAACTGCTTGAAAACAATGAGACACATATTCTCGAAGAAAGGAAATCCGTCGAAGCACCTATTTTATTTGAATATGCTTTGCGGAAACTCCGCGGCGACGACGGCGAACTTTTACGAAATGATCATGGGGTTCCCGACGCGCTGGACAGACTTAAGTGTTTAGGAAACGCCGTTGTTCCTCAACAGTTTTATCCCGTATTCCAAGCTATAGCAGACATTGAGATTCAGCGAACGGAGGGCAAAAGCAATGATCATAAAAACTTATGACCAGATTTTCGATGCAGAGGATAAGGAGGCAAACCATGACTGAATTAAAGCCGTGCCCTTTTTGCGGAGGTAAGGCTAAATATAAGAGAACTACGATAAAAACGAACGGAGTTTGGTGTGATACAGTGTGTGTCCGGTGCATCAGCTGCGATTCAAGAACGGGAAGAATTTTGTATGACGCGCGAAAACACCCCAACGGTGAAGAATACGAAGAAGCGGCGAAAGCTTGGAACAGGAGGATTGACTATGGCGAGATACTTTAAGATTACAGAGATTGATTGCGACAGTTTTTTTCAATGTACTGGTGAAGAACTGGATTGCTCTCAATTGGTCGTACCTGTAATTGGATATGTCTTAGTTGCTGTTGACGATACCGACGAAGATGAAATCTCTGTTCCTTTAGACAGCTTTGACGAGGAGGATTGACGATGTCTGAGTACATAGAAAGGGAATTTGCGCTAAATGTTCTCTGTCGAGAGAATTGCGGACATAACTATGAAGCAAATAAATGTAATAACTGTTATACATCAAATTTTATCAATTATCTTCCCGCCGCCGACGTGGCAGAGGTGAAGCATGGGAAGTGGATAGAATATCTTCCTGTGTTAAGGGTGGGCAATTTACAAATAGGATGTTCTGAATGCGGGTTGACCAATGATTTTAAAACAAGCTACTGCCCTAACTGTGGCGCTAAAATGGATTTGGAGGACTAGCTATGGCAAAGGTCGAAGTAACGGATTATGTGTCAGAACTACGCGCAGAATATCAACAAGGCTTTCAAGATGGTTATGCTTCGGCGTGGAGAGAGATTCAAAATGTTATCAAACACGCGGTAATTGAAGCGAGTATTCAGGTTTCGGCTAGAAAGGAGGATTAGTTATGTATAAGGAATTAGTTGAGAGACTGCGAAAAATGTATACCCTTTGTGCTTTGGACGAACTAAAAGACGCCTCCGATGCTATTGAAAAGCTGCTATCAGAGAATATACAGTTAAAAAGGCGTATTGTCTTTTGGGATAAAAATACATTCGGAAAACTTCGCGCAGAACTTGACCACCTAAGACATGAAAGAGATCAGGCGGTGGAGGAACTTCATCGAAATACAGACGCTGTCCCCGTAGTTAGATGTAAGGATTGTAAACATTCTTTTGAGAGAAGCAGAAGAAAACCATTTGGGTGTTATCTTCATGGAAAAAACGGAATTACGCTGCATGAAGGTGATGACTTTTGCAGCTACGGTGAAAGGAAGGAATCAAATGAATAAAGAGCATTATTTTCTGCGCCCCCCGATCATCATAAGCGAAGAGGAAGTGAAAAGGCAAAAGAGAGATCCTAAACTCCTGATAGAAAAATTTGAACGGCTGAGACGGTGCGAATTAAATTCCGGAAAGCCTGAATCTCACCCGGACGTTATGAAACTGTCTGAAACGATCGAGAAGTTAAGAAGGTGAAAAATGCGACTGGTTGATGCGGATTTAGCCCCGATTTATTTAAACGAGAAGGCTTGCGAACAAATCAAATCAATGCCAACTATCGACCCTGTTCATGCTGCTGGTGCGTGCTATTGTGGAGAGTGCGGTTATTGTATTCATCAGCCAGGGCTGAAAAGCGTCGAATGGATATGCATTGAATGGCATAACTATTGTGATTGCGGCCCAAAGATAGTCGCTCCAAATGATTTTTGTAACTACGGTAAGAGGAAGGAAGAACAGCCATGACCAGGATTGAAAAAAGAATATTTATGGACCTGAATCATTGCGGGAAATGGTTAATGACGCTCAGTAAGTTTAGTGAAATCAAGGAAATGGCGAATTTAATGAGTGATGAAGATATCAAATTCGCTGAAACATTCCTGCGTAACATACAGGCGGAGGTAAAAAAATCATGATGAACAAAAAATTCACACGGTGCGAAGTCTGCGGAATGAAGTTTCTGCCGGATAAAAAAGATATCTACACGGTTAAACAAGAAACCTCACTGGCAAATGTCTTAACCGGAGGTGGAAGTATCTTTGATGCTATCGATTGCCCGAGATGTGGAACTCAGGTTCTTTTAAAAATCAGAACCCCAAAAATACAGGAGGAATGATCATGGCAGGCTGGCAATTATTACTTTTAGGGTACTTTTTAGGCGCACCGTTAGGCTTCTTGCTTTGTTCCGTTCTGGTGGCAAGCAAAGACCCGCCTAAACCGCACACCACTTGCAAGGACTGCGTACATAGGCATAAGAAAGAGTGCCCTTTCTCCCATATCGAATGTGATGTGACCGGGGATTCTATTTTCTGGCATACTAACAAACAAGATGACTTCTACTGCAAGGAGGCTCAGGACATTGGGCTGGCCACAAAACGGAAATAGAAAAAGCTGTAAAGGCTGTATCTATAACAGACCTCTAACTTTTGAGGGTTCCGGGCAACAGCGCTACTGCCTATATTGCTATGATACCGGTAAGCCTAGAGGTTGCCCGCCGGAGAAGTGTGATAAGCGAACTACAGGCAAACAAAAGAGGATTAAATAATTATGGAAGAATTTATAAACGCTCTTAGCGCTACTGCGGAAGCAACCGCTTTATTTTATTTGCAGTTAGTAAAACACGGTATACCACCAGAACAAGCTGCATCATTAACCGCAATGATAATTTCAAATTTTATAGGAGGTAATAACACTGACAGAGAATAAAAAAACCGAATTAACCAATCAAATCGTTAAACAAAAACGCCATTGGGTTCCTAACCCGCAAAAGAACTTCGGAGAGGAAAACGTCGAACCTGGTGACAACGCTCGCTATTTACGACATGCGCTTGTATCGTGGGACTTACCTCCTATTGATATTTCAGACCCAAAACAAGTGGAGAAGCGAATCCAAGAATATTTTAACTACTGCATTGACAATGATAGAAAGCCCAATATGATTGGCATGGCTAATTGGCTGGGTGTACATAGAGATACTGTCCACCAGTGGAAGACAGGTGCAACACGTAGTAATACACATTACGACTTGATTAAAAAAGCCATCGATATTTTAGAGGAATTATGGGTTGATTATATGCAAAATGGGAAGATCAATCCCGCTTCTGGTATCTTCCTTGGAAAGAATATGTTTGGATACAAAGACCAGCAGGATTTAGTTGTAACGCCCAATAATCCATTAGGAGAAGAACCGGATCCGGATAAGCTGGTAGAACAGTATCAAAAAGCTCTGCCACCAGAAGATTAACGACTATCGACTATCAAGGAGAAAAACGACTATGGTTAACGACTTTCAAACGAGCAAATATCAAACGACTGTGGATCAGAACCCCATTAATAACTATCGACTATGCCCGCTTCATAATATGGGTTGCAATGGATATTCTTGTGCATGGTATGACCACAGAAATGAATGTTGCGCTATTATTACCCTTTCCCGCTTCAAATAAAAAAATTCCCGGCTTTCTCCGTTTTGGAGTTGGCCGGGTTTTTGTTTGTGTGGCGATTTAAGGCGTTTTTTGTATTAAGATATGGAATTATATTAAAATCGCATAAAACCGTCTGCATCGGGCTTGTAGGAAAAAATAGAAGCATGTCTAATTGAATTAATATCTTTGTTTTGCTTTCAGAGGCTATTTAAGGCCGTGAAGCAGTAAAACGATACTTTTCTTTATGGACAATAAAAAACGCCTTATTCGGCCTTGTAGGGCTAAATAAAGCGAAATAAAAAACCGCCTGAGTTTTATCCAAGCGGTTTGTTGTCTAATTATATTATTAATCCTTGCTTTCGGCTATATCTTCCCGAATAAGTGCTTTAATGTAGCCTTGTTTATTTGGTACTTCCTCAAGCTTTTTCAATATATCAGTATCTGTTTTTATATTTAGTTGCAATGCAATTTGTTTTGTATTTGCTTTTTTATACTTGGCTTGAGCTTCGTATCCAGTGCGCTTTTCATAGTCCCGTTGAATTTCTGCTTTGGTTTTTGCCATTGACTTTTCCCCCTTTTTGTAATATACTGTAAACAAGAAAGGCGGCTTGCTACTGGTAATAGCGGTCGTTCCTGTAAGTTTTTAAGACTTGAAGAAATCGCCGCTTTTACGCTAAGTAGGGGCGGTTATTTCTTTGTCGTTATGTTGATAACTCCAAAGACAACAACGGCCACAAAGTTAAGTAATAGAATTACATCGCTTGTGCTCATTGTCTCACCACCTTTTCAGGAAGTGAACAACCTCGCCGCCTCTCTTGATTACATGTTTAGTATATCATATCTATATAGATATGTCAATAGCTTTTCAAAATCTTTTTAAAATTATTTTGCCCCGCCTTATTGGTGGGGCTTTTATTTTTCTTTGTCTTGTAGTATAATAAAGGCGACATGTGGCAGGCCATGCCGCCCTTGTTTCTTTTAGGCTCCCTGTGCTTTGGACGGCTCGAGGGAGCCTATTTTATTTTGTTTTGGCATCTCGTACAATCTGCGCCGCTTCCTGCGGTGTTTTGGCTTGCGCTTCAATTAGTTTGGCTATGGTTTCCAACATTGTGTTTAATTGGTCGTTTGTCATGCCTTCTTGCATTTCCTTTCTACCTCCTGCCGGGTATGTATTTTGTACCGCATTTCTTTGGTACAATTAGATTATACTAAATATAATTATTATTGTCAAGTGTTTTCATAAAAATAATTATGATATTTTTCTCTTAATATTAGATGTAACAATTCTTTTAAGTTTTGTTACATATTTAGTGATACCTATGGGGGATATTATGATTTTATTTAAGCTTCAGTTAACCATACGATCACTCCCAAAAACAAAAAAGATAAAAAAATTTAGTATTCGATATTGACATTATTAAAAATATTTAGTATAATATGATTGTAAAAAGAGGTGATTAATGTGATTATTAATGAAGCGATATCTTTTATCATGAAAGAGAAAGGCGTTACACAAAAAGCAATGGCCGAAAGTATCGGAAAAGAAAAAGCGACGGATGTTTCTGCTAGATTAGCCAGTAAAAATATGACATTTAATAAAGCGATTGAAATGTTATCTGTTATGGGATATGAAGTTGTTGTGCAGCCCAGAAAGGCAGGTGCCAGACCTCAAGGGCAAATTGTCATTGAAAGGAGCAATAAGTAATGACAAAATATGGATATGCGAGGGTTTCCACCACAGGACAGGCAAGTAAAGGAAACAGCCTGGAGGACCAGAAAAATTTATTGATTGACGCTGGTGTTTCAGAAAAAAATATATATTTTGACAGCTTTACTGGAACTAAAATGGACAGACCAAAATTTGATGTGCTAATGGCGGAGCTGAAGCCAGGCGATGAATTTGTAGTCACAAAAATGGATAGATTCGCGAGAAATGCACCTGAAGGAATACAAACCGTCAGAGATCTGGTGGATAAAGGAATCGCGGTTCATATTTTAAATATGGGTAGAGCGGATAACACGCCAACAGGAAAGCTGTTAGTCACTATACTTCTGGCATTTGCCGAATTTGAACGCGATATGATTGTTGAACGTACAATGGCTGGAAAATCCTATGCAAAAGAACATAATCCGGAGTTTAAAGAAGGGCGGCCGCGAAAAGATGTGGTTTACGAATTAGCTGAAGGAGAAAGCATTTCCGCAGCTTGCAGGCGTTTGGGGATCAGCCGCACTCAATGGTATCGAATTATGAAAAAAGCAGGATAAACTCACCCAGTTTGAACCACATATAGAATTGTGGTATAATATAACACAATATATAGTGTCATGAGGTGATACGCTGACTTACATAGAAACGCTGTCCACAATCAAAAATGCAATTGAAAAGGAACCGGATCAGCTTCAGGCATACCGGGATTATTTTGATTTAACCAGGGCTCTCTATGAGCAGGACAAGACAGCAAAAAATGAGTGTTTATGGCTGCGGAAAGTAACCGCCCAAAAAATCCGCGAGGGCAAAAAAGGCGTTTCAGAATTTTTCGAACTGAACAAAAAGACCTATCTTCTTTTAGCTCCTGATGATTTTGACAGCTATCTCATTTATCTGGAGTGGAACCGGAAGCCGGAGGAGCGGTTCTACCTCCCCCGCCGCCGGATTATGAGGCGGGGCGCCCAA